TTGTTTCAAGAGTTTATCTTGAAACTTTCGTATGTTAGAGCTTGTATATTGTTGTCAATGTATGGGTTCTTCCCATACAACTTCATATACAAGATATTTTTCATACGTTAAGTTTCGTAATTGATAGAATCTCTTGTTTCTTTAAGTAGAATGTTTGATGAGGTGTTATTATTCGCCCCAGTTTTTCATCTGTTCACAGCTATGACGTAATTATTCGTCATTAACGCAGGCTGTGTCCTATGTTCGGTAAAGTACATAGAATGCAAAGATATTTAAACTACTTAAGCTACTGATAAAGTTTATACTTTCGCTTTTGATGTAGATGTTCTTTTACTTAAGTATAGCGCTTAGAACCAAGCGCTTTTGTTTCTGGAAAGATTTAATCAACCTTTCCGCCCTTATTTGGTGTTATTACCATTTGCAAGATGTCTGCGGACTGCCAAAATCTTGTGTATTTGGTATTAACTCCTTCCTTTAATTAGTTCTGACTATGAATTTATTTTATTAGTTGACTATTTAGGTTTAGGACTTAACACTGCTAAAGGAATCCCACTCTTAATATGAAAATTGCGATTTAACATATACTCGCCCAAAGAGGGGTTTAGAGATATTAGTAAAGAGTAGTATTTAAGAGACGAATCGGTCCTTGGAGGTGTTTTAATGGAACGTACCCCAAGATCTTATTATAACCGGAATATACAGAGGATGTATGTATAGTTTAAGGTGTAGTTACCGCTGCACTAGGGCCGACATGCCCGATTTTTAATTACCTCTACCCTATGTTGACCAGTCAATATTTTTAAACTAATGAATTAGTTTTATTCTAATTTTAGGAAAAAGTTATTTGGCACGCCCTTTCAATTTTAACCATGAATAAGTTCTTATTTTGCGGAGAAAAAATCGAAAATGTCAAGAGGGCATTGGTAGTAGCAATACTATTTCAGATTTATAGTTTCTTACCATATGAATCCCAAAGTGAGTTTCAACCAAAGCAAACTCGCAGGGAACAGTTTAAGAAACGTCAAAAGTCGGCGCAGAAGGAGCGTCGCAAGGAACATAATCGTACTTTAAATTCCACTAAAAAGGTAAACAAAGACAAGAAGCAATGCCTTCAATACGTCCATCAAGGAATTTTTAATTACAATGAAATTGATAAGCAGTGTATTAAAAATTCCATTACTTCTCTCTTTGTAGATATTGAGCATAAAATGCGTGAAACATTTGCAGACCCTGAGTTAGTGGCTTCTGTATCCACTAAATTAGCTTCTGTAATTTCCGCTATACATTTGCTTAAGGGAGAGAAGAAACCGTCCAAAATCATAGCCACTTTAACACTTGCTATCACAAGTATTGCACCTGAGTTGTCTCAGAGATCTATTAGAGGCACTTTGAATTTTTCAAGCGATCAGATTGCATATTTTAATGAGCGCTTTGGTTTTAATCCATTTGTTCGGCAGTCTGAATTTGATGATGGAAAGACAGAAATACAGTGGTTGTCTAAACTTCCTGAATATTTAAACAATTGGGAAGCTGCAAAACAATCACCAATATTTGAAAAGATTTCAGAATTAATTTCAGTTATTGCCACTATGGGCCTTATGGATGGTAAACATCTCTGTGTTTCAGTACGTGGAATTAAGCTTTTCAGCTTAGGTACGCTTAAAAAACATGCTAACGTTATGGATTTATTATCAGCTATTCTTAGCACTTTAGAATATTTTATATCTGGAGGTTATGAATATTTTAAGACAGGAAATCCTCGCAAATTTCTTTTTGACGGAGACGATGCAAAGGAATTTGATGATTTGTATGAAATGCTTTTAGAGGCAACACCTCATGCTAAATCATTAAATTTACCTATTATGCGCGTTGAATTTAAGGGGAAGAAGATTCTTCTTGATGATGTTAAATATTTGGAATATTTAGAATCAGCTATCGTGTTATGTAAGAGATGCAAACAGTTAAGTAAAAATACTTGGCAAACTTCATTTTTCCAAACGCGTTTAGATCGTATGATCGTGTGGAGAGCTGATTATAACGCTAGACGTTCTAATGGGAAATTTAGAAAAGCTCCTTTATCCATTTGGATATATGGAACTTCAGGTGTTGGGAAATCTTCATTGTCCCAGTTACTTATTAAAGCACTTCTTAGTTATATGGGAGTTCCAGATGATGAATTAGATCGTATAGCTAGTATTAATGAGCAAGACAAATACGATTCAACAATCACTGGAGGTGTTCATGCTTATCTTACAGACGATGTTATGAATACTAAAGCTGATTATTTAGAATCAGCCCCCACACAAAAGATTGTGGATCATAATAATAATGCTCCACTATTTGCTAATAAGGCTGAGATTGAGGGTAAAGGAGTTACTCCTCACAATCCTAAGATTACATGTTATACTAGTAACTGTAAGATTGAACAAGTTGCTAATCAATACTCTAATTGTACAGAGTCTATAAGACGACGTATGATTATTAATTTGGATGTTAGGATTAAGGAAGAATTTCGCTTACCAGGTGAAACTAGAATGGATAGTAATAAAGTCATTGAGAAATTTGGTAATGATCCTATGCCTGACATTTGGGAAATAATAATTTCCGAATGTTCGTCCCAATCTAATACTGGAATGATAGAGCTGGGGCAGAATTTTAAGCCTTCTACTATTGAAGGACATAAATTCAATATTTTTGAAGTTATGGAATACTGCTACATGAAAGCTGATATGCACATGAAGAACCAAGAAGTATTGCAAGAAATTCAAGGTACTTTGGTTGATAAACTACAATTATGTTCTGAGTGTAAGAGAGTTGGATGTATGTGTACATGTGAACCTGATCTTGAAGCGCCTCAATCTGAGGTACAAGGAGTAATGTCTATGCATAATTTGGAAAATTCTGTGTGTGTTATAGGCAAATTGGATAATTTACCTGCACTTTCAAATGAGGAACAAAATGCTGACTTATTGGATTATGACCAGCAAGCCACAATTAATTTAGCACCGCGTGATTGGTTTAGTGATGGAAATGTTACAGATGATCCTATTGAAATTCAAACAGTGCACATCCCTTTGTGGAGTCTACTCCCAGGTATGAATTGTCATGAAGTTGTGAGAACATTACAAGCACCATTTCGAGATTTAGTTAGCTGGATGGAATTCATGCCAACTATAGTATTAAATTTTGGTGATTTCTTAATTGCTCGTTTCTTCACACACAGGTATGTAAGGAGGGTATATTGGGCTCTTTGGGCTCATGTTTTTTCAGATCATATCCGTAATGTAGGATTGTTTTGTGCTTTGGGTAATATTATACTTACAGTTGCATTATATATCTCTCTACCCTATAATGTCTTTATTGCAGCACTTGCAATCTTACAAGTATTTTTCACATGTATTGCTATTATTCTTATTGTAAAGTGGTATAGAGATAGAATGAGACTCCTAGATCGTGTTGGTGGAGGAGTTCAGCGTGTGTATAGAGA